GGATGTATATAGTTTTGTTAATGAATTATCAAAAATGAAACAATACAAGGCTTGCTCTATATTGAAACTGCATTATGGAGTGGCTGTTTTACATACGAATATGGATAAATATTTTGAAAAGGTAAATAATGCCATACGGGAGGCATACTATCATGAATAAATGCATTTGTGGGAGTATTGCAGTACATAATCGTACAATTGTAAAAGGTTGTAAGGTGGATACCAAAGGAATTGAACAAGCAGTGGACATAACTACTGTTGAGTGTAAGAAGTGTGGGGTGGTTAGGCAAATTGATTTACCATTCAATTCAGAAAAGGGGTTCACTGATTTCTACAAAAAAGAATATCCACCAGTTAAGCAGGCCTATGAAATTAAGGATTACAAGCATGATAGAAAGGTAGCAGCCCTGCGTTGTGATGCTTATAACATCCCAGAGCGAGTGAAAACTTTGGATGTTGGTTCTGGTAGTGGGGCATTTGTAGACGAGTGTAGAAGCAGAGGAATTGAGGCCTATGGTTGTGAAATAGGGCAGTATCATTATAAGAATGGAGATGAATTCATTTACAAGCAACAATTTGAAGATATTAATTTTCCAACTGATCATTTTGAGGTGGTAACTTGCCATGATGTTCTGGAGCATGTTTTGAATCCTGTTAGGATGGTGGAAGAGTTGTTCAGAGTTACTACACAGGAAGGGGAATGTATTGTTGACTTCCCAAGATTCTATCATAAAGCAGGAAAACATCATTGGAAAGGTGTAGAGCATATATGGTATTTTACAACTGAACAGCTGGAAAAATTGATAATGAAAGTTGGGTTTGCTGTACAAAAGGTTACACACCCAATTGAATCAAAGACAGTTTTTTATCTTACAAAACCAATTCAGAAACGAGTAAAAATACTTTTACCACCTGGTATTGGAGATACATATTGGCCGATCGTAAAAATTAAAGCCTTTTTAAAACGAGAGAAGTTAGGAGTACCTGATATTTGTATTTTAGCAAATGAAGATAAGAAATATAAAACACACAAAAGATCATTTCCGTTCATTGAGATGTTCCCATTTCTTAATTCAAGTAATATTGTAGCAGAAAATACAACGGCAAAAAAGATATGGCAAGAAGCCTATGTAATGAGAGGGAAAACGATTTTCAAAAATATATTAGGATATGATTATTTCATATCTTACAATGGTGTACTTGAGTCTGGAACATCTATGGCAGAAGTAGATATTGATTTGAAATGTGATTGGTTTCCTGATAGATTTATTTCATTGGAAGAAGATAAATTTAAGGAGGTATCAATTCAGAAATATGGAAAATACATTATATTCTTTTTCGTTTTTAGAGGATCATTTCAAAACTGGGTACGGGAGTTCTCGGTTGATAATATAATAACAAGCATCAAAGGAATAGTACAAAAAACAGGGTGTACTCCTGTCTTTGTTGGAGCTGAATGGGATAAGGAAGATACAGAGTTGAGTAGAGTGAAAAATAGCATACCAAATATTGTGGATTTGACAGGTAAGACCACAGTTGCCCAGTTATTCGGATTAATACGTGGTAGTGAGATGGTAGTTGGGTATCCTTGTGGATTAACCATGTTGGCAGCAGGGTTAAAGCAAAAGGTTTTACTCATTTGGAATGATTGGAATAGGTACGGTTTTATGTGGAATTCAGTACCACCAAGCGTGAAGAATAAAACTTGTTTTATTGAAAATACTAAGAATCTTACAATAGATATTTTAATGCAAAAAGTAGAAGATATATATAAAGGAACATGCTCGGCAAAAGAGTATGAGAATAGGATGTATGAGTATACAAAAGAGAAGGCACGCAACCGATTTAAAACGTATAATATATCTTCTAACAGTAAAGTATTAGATATTAATTCTGGAGGAGGAGCGTTTGTAGATATTTGTAGGGAAAATAAAATAGAGGCTTACGGCTGTGAATTATTACCATACGATTTTAGTAAAAATGATGATTATATTTATCATCAAGAACTTGAGGATATTAATTTTCCAACAGATTATTTTGATGTAATTACTTGTTCAGAGACATTTGGATATAAGACATCACCAGTATTGTTTTTAGAGGAAGCATTCCGAGTATTAAAACAAGAAGGAAAATTTATATTGCATTTTTTTAAAAGAACTTCAACGAATGTTTGGTTTTATTCTCCAGCACAGTTGGGTGAGGAGTTAAAAAAAGTAGGGTTCCAGGTACAAATTACAATGCAAACAAAGCGGGAGGTTATTTTCAACCTTATAAAACCAATACAAAAAAGGGTTAAAATATTATTCCCTCCAGGAATTGGGGATTGTTATTGGGAAATTGTAAAAATAAATGCTTTTTTAAAACAAAAGAATTTAGGGCTTCCAGATATACATATAGCAAATCGACGGAATAGACATATGAATGCGTATAACCGATCAGTTCCTTTTATTCGGATGTTTCCTTTTTTACACATTAAAGAGGAAATATTAGATATGAAATCCACTCGTAACAACGAATTAATATGGAGAGAGGCGTATCATAGTAAAGGCAGGACAATTTTTGAAAATATATTAGGTTGTGATTATTTTGTTTCTCATAATGGCTATCTTAAAGCAGGAATGCCTTTGGAGGAAACTGACCCAGATTTGAAATGTGAATGGTTCCCTCCAATGTTCGTATCATTAGAACAAGAGAAGTATAAAGAATATTGCCAAAAACAATTTGGAAAATACATAGTATTCTATTATGTTTTTGTAGGATCAAATAAGGTTTTATTGCAAAAGATTTCTATTAAGGAAATTAAAAAGATTACCAATAGTATTGTACAAAAGACTGGATGTACTCCAATATTTGTTGGTGGTACTTGGGATAGAGAAGATAAAGGGTTGATGAATCTGATATCTTGCGTTCCAAATGCTATTAATCTAGTTGGAGAAACTAATTTAGATCAATTATTCGGATTAATACGAGGGGCAGAAATGGTATATGGCATTCCATCTGGATTAACAATTATGTCCATAGCATTGAAGCAGAAGACAGTGGTTTTGTGGAGTGATTTTTTCCATCCACGTTTCTCAGTTAATATTTGTCCTCCTTCCACATTGAGGAATACTTATTTTCCAGTATATACATCAGAGTATTCAGGAACAGCTCCATTGATACAGTTAGGTGTAGATTTGGTAAAAGGAAAAAAGATAAAGGTAGAAGAAGTAAAGGCAAAAGAAGTACCACTAAAATTGAAAGAGCAACCTCAGCCAGTTCAACCAATACCAAATAAGGATAGTAAGTCGGTTACAATTCTTTGCGTATTAAAGTCTGGTGGGGATTATACTATTGAGTATGTTAAAAGATTGAAAAATATGGTAGATCGCAACACTACTATCCCTCACCAATTTTTATGTCTTACTGATTTAGAAATCAGTTCAGAGATTTGTGATAGTAGGAAATTTAAAGCAGACTATCCTAGATGGTGGGGGAAGGTTGAGTTGTTTCGTTCAGGGCTGATTAATACAGAGCGGGCTGTTTATTTTGATTTGGATACTATTATATTGGGGAATATTGATGATTTATTAAGGGTTGAAGAAAATTTTGCAGCCTTACAACCTTGGAATCTTAACAATCGTCTGTTAGGTATATGTGCCTCAAGTTTATTGGCTTGGAATAATGGAAAGGATTATTCATTTATTTACAAGAAATTTAATATTGCACATACATCAGAATATCCAAAAGGTGATCAGCAATACATTTCTCAAGCATTAGCAAAACATGGAGAAAGATGTATACCATTACAAAATTTGGTTTCAGGAATTTATTCTTACAAAAGAAATTGTCGTGCTCAGTTACCACAGGATGCTCGAATAATTTGTTTTCATGGTAGACCTAGGCCAACTGAAGTAATACATTTATCATGGGTTAAAACTAATTGGATATGAAAGAAAATTTACCATCACCGATTCTAATCACTGGAGCTGCTCGTTCTGGTACCAGTATGATTGCTGGCATAATTAATATGTGTGGAGCGTTTGGAGGAAAAATGTCAGGTCCAAATAAAAGTAATCAGAAAGGAATGTTTGAAAATGTTTGTATTCGTAATGAGATTGTCAAACCTTATATGCAACAAATTGGAGTGGATCAAATGGGGCAGTACCCTCTACCGGATGTGAATAGTTTGATGATACCAACTGATTTGAGAAAGCGGGTAGAACAAGTAATGTTAGATCAAGGATATACAGGGGGACCGTGGATGTATAAGGGGGCTAAAATGTGCTTGGCATGGCCGATATGGCACTATGCTTTTCCAAATGCCAAGTGGATTATCGTACGGCGTAGAACCGGAGACATTATTCAATCCTGTTTAAAAACTGGATTCATGCGGGCGTTTATAAGAGAAGACCAACGTAAAGCGGTTGGAGTAAAAACTGAAGCTGATGGTTGGAAATGGTGGGTACGACAACACGAAGAACGATTTATTGAAATGATTACAGAGGGAGTGAATTGTAAAGTAGTATGGCCGCAAAGAATGGTGTATGGAGATTATCAACAAATACATGAAACGTTGGAATGGTTAGGGTTGGAATGGAAATCAGAAGTTTTAAATTTTATTGATCCATTATTATTTCACACGCGAAAAAAAGAAAAAAATGGTAATATTAATAACAGGTAAAGCTCATTCAGGCAAATCACATTACGCTCAGGCACTGGTTAAGGAATTGACGGATGCTGATGTACTCGTATCCTCATTTGATGGAGATCATTTTAGAAAGCAAACTCACAATTATGATTATACGGATAAAGGACGGATTCAAAATTTGGTAAAGGTAGCATCATTGGCAAGACAAAGAGAATTTGCAGGGGATATAGTTATTTTATCATTTGTAGCTCCACGTAGGGCATGGAGGAATATGATGAGAGGATTTTGGGATGAAAGTAGATTGGTGTATTTGCCTGGAGGAACTTTGTGGAAAGATACAACATACGAAACACCTACTGAGGATGAATTTGAAATATATAAAAGTAAAAAAATAGGAGGTAAATAATGGCAGCACGGACATCAGCCGCAGAAGTTAGATTGATTATGGATAATCTCACTGAAGATAATTTGAGTGATACCAGAGTAGAGTCTTTTATACTTGGGGCAAATGCTTTGGTAACAAAGATACTTGGGGATGATTCCAGTATTGGAACCGTTTTATTGGAAGACATTGAACGTTGGTTTACAGCTCATATGATAGCTAGTACGGTATGGAAAACAACCACAGAGGAAAAGTTGGGGGATGCCACGGTGAAATATACAGGTGAGTGGAAACAGAATTTATCTTCTACACCATACGGACAAATGGTATTACAATTAGATATTACAGGTAAGATGGCTAATATTGGTAAGAAAGGTGCCGGAATATATGCAATAACAAGTTTTGAGTAATGGGAATAGCAAATTTTATAAGTCGATTATGTAATCAGGATGCAGTCTATTGGGGCAATCCACAGGATGATGGTAGAGGTGGGTTTGCATATGATGATCCTGTTGAGATTAAATGCCGTTGGGAAGATAGCAGTGAGGTAATTACAATGGCAGGACAAGATAGAAAAAGCCGTGAGATTGTTTCAAAAGCTAAGGTGTGGGTTTTACAGGATGTTGATGAAGAGGGTTATTTGTATTTGGGTACGTTGGATAGTTCAGGAGCTTTAACCAGTGCAGAGGAAGATAATCCAGCGGATGTTGACAAGGCATACCAGATTAAATTGTTTGAAAAGACCCCTGAGCATAGGCAGAGTAATAAGTTTATAAGAAAGGCGTATTTGTAATGGCACAAATAGCAGGGTTTGCGAAAGTTAAAGCCAATCTTAATAAAGCAATATTAAAGATTGAGGCAAAAAGTATGAAGGGATTGATTGAATCAGCTATTATTATTCGTAGGGATATGGAAACAACTGAACCATTAATTCCAATAGATACAGGCAATTTGCGAGGTAGTTGGTTTACGGAGGCTGTTAAAGTAAAAGGAATGCAAGGTTTGTTAATTGGATTCAGTGCTAATTATGCAGTATTTGTACATGAAATGTTGGATGATACAGGAGAAAAAATTAATTGGAACCGTCCAGGATCAGGTCCAAAGTTTTTTGAAAAAGCTTTAACAAGAAATGAAGGATTAATATTAGAAACAATAAGAAAAAATGCACATATAAAATGAACAGCCCCTCAGAAGATATAAAAAATATGTTGGTAGCCGATACGGCTTTAGGTTTAATTTTTGATCCTACTAAAGTAAATAATTTATTTATTGCAGTAGAACCGACAGCACCAAAGAATTGTGTTACTATATTTGACACATCAGGCAGACCACCACAAATAACATTAGGAGGAAAAAAGGCAGAAGAAAATTATTACTACCCATCCATACAAATCAGAGTACGAAATACTGGTTATGTAGCAGGATGGGCATTGATACAAAATATAAGGACTTCGTTACATGGCCGGGCACAGGAGACATGGAACGGAACTTTGTACTCAGCAATAATTTGTTCCAGCGGTCCAGCTTTTTTGGATTGGGATGAGAATAGCAGAGTACGGTTTGTCATTAACTTCAATATACAGCGAAGATAATGATGTTTGTTTAATTTAATAATGAAAAGGAGGTAAAAAATGAGCAGTGAAGCAGTATCAGGTGTTAGCACAGTATTTCGGAGATGGAATGCCAGCACCGGAGTTTGGGCAGCGATATCAGAAATAAATACTATAACTGGTCCTAGTATGACCAGAGATACGATTGATGTAACTACCCTTGGTTCAACTGATGGATACCGTGAGTTTATTGCGGGATTCCGAGATGGAGGGACTGTTGTACTTTCAATGAATTTTACTCGTACACAATATGCTACGATGAAAGATGATTTTGAAAGTGACACCCTTGTCAACTATGAAGTTGTACTACCTGACACGGCGACAACCACCTTGGAGTTTGAAGGATTGGTAACTGAGTTACCATTAGTTATTGCCCCTGATGATAAAATCACACTTGATGTGACTATTAAAATCAGCGGAACAGTAACACTCAACTCTGGGTCAGCTTCGGCGTCACCAGGATAGTAGATAGAGTTTTAAAATAGTACTAATCAAGTATTTTTATTAATTTTTAAAAAGTTAAAAATCATGACAAAAAAAAGAGTTCTTTTAACCAGAGAGAATTTGTTAAAAAAGGAAGCATTAAAAACTGTTCAGGTTGATTTGGGGGGTAATCTAATTGTGTTTGTCCGTCAGATGACAGGAAGAGAAAGGGAGCAGTTTGAAAATTTGTTGGTAAAGAAAATCAAATCAAAAACAGGTAAGATTGTAGATTACCAACAGTCGATGGAAGATTTCCGGGCTAAGTTAGCTGTTAATTGTTTGTGTAATGCGGAAGGAGTGAATTTAATGGAGCCAAGAGATTATGCTACATTAAGTCAAAACATGAGTGCTTCCAAATTGACTAAGATAGCAGATGCAGCCGGTAAGTTAAATGGGATAACAGAAGAGGATAAGGAGGAGTTAGTAAAAAACTCAGACAGCGACCAGGACGTCGCTTCCAGTTCCGGCTCTGTAAAGAATTAGGTTACGCCCATCCAGATTATTTACTGGATGAATTGACAAGCTCACAGTTGAG